CGTGGATCCTCGCGGCGGAGTCGAGCGACGTGGAGGTGCGCGCCGAGGATCCGATCATCGTCGGGCTGGACCCCGCCGGCGGCGGCAAGGACGAGACGGCGGCGTACGCGCTGCAGGGCGGGGTCAACGTCGGCGAGCTGTTCACGCCGAGCCCGGACCCGCGCGCAAAGGTGCTGAACTGGCTCTCGGGGCTCGGTGGCCCGGAGAAGGTCGCGTGGATCAACGGCGACAAGAACGGCGTCGGGTACTACCTGCTGCGGTACCTCGAGGACCAGGGGTACCGGGTGCGCGACATGCACGCGCAGCACAACGCGGCGAACTCGGACCGCTTCGAGAACCAGAAGGCCGAGACCTACTGGCAGCTCCGGGAGGCGTTCGAGAAGGAGCGCATCCACGGGATCACGGACCCGAAGACGCAGAGCGAGGCGTCGACGATCAAGTGGAAGTTGCTGCCGAGCGGCAAGACCGCCATCGAGAGCAAGCCGGAGCGCGAGAAGCGGGGCTTGAAGAGCCCGAACCGCCTTGAGGCGCTCGTGCTGGCGAACGCCGGGCAGGAGCGGGTGAGTCTCCGGGTGATTCTCGGGGATCTGTCTGATACAGGCGCCGACGACGAGGCGCAGCACGCCCCGCCGCTGGCGGGCATTCGCCGGAAGAGGTGGTGACGATGGGCAAGGTGTTGAACGCGATCTCCGGGCTCTGGGGCGCGCCCGTGAAGCCCGTCAAGGTCGATGTCGACGACGAGGAGCGCCCGGGGCGCTCGGCGCTCGGCGAGCTCGGCGCGGTCGGCTCGGACATCTTCGGGGGGCTGCTGCAGCAGCAGGACTACAACCCGGTGTGGTCCTACGACAACCGCTACAAGCTGATCGAGGAGATGATCGTCTCTTCTGACGTGCACTCGGCGCTCGAGGCCGTGAAGGGCCCGCTGAAGTCGGCGAACTGGGAGATCGTGCCGGGCGACGAGAGCGCCGCGGCGAAGGAGGCCGCGAAGCTCGTCGAGGAGGATCTGTTCGCGAGCCCGACGCACACCTGGGAGTACGTGCTGCGTCACGCGCTGATGATGATCGAGTACGGCAACATGCTGTTCGAGAAGGTGTGGAACCTCGACGGTGAGCGCGTGAGGCTGGCGAAGCTCGCGCCGAGGTTGCCGCGCACGATCTGCGAGTATGTGATGACGGATCAAGGCGTGCTGCAGTCGGTCGTGCAGCAGGTCGGCTCGCGGTCGGACGGCCAGCCGACGCGCGTCGAGATCCCGGCGCATCGGCTGCTGCTCTTCGTGCACGACCAGCGCGGCGCGGACATGCGCGGTCGGTCGATCCTGCGCGCGGCCTACAAGCCGTGGTACATGGTCGACAAGCTCGAGATCATCGACGCGATCGGTGGCGAGAAGCACGGCATGGGCATCGACGTGGCGTCGATCAAGTCCGGCGCGAAGGACGGCGACATCTCGGCGATCCGCGCGGCGATGCGCTCGCTCACGCACCGCGACAAGCAATACGTGATCGAAGACCCCGAGCGGTGGACGTACCGCATCGAGACGCCGCAGGGCACGGTGCACGACGTGAAGGGCTCGGTGAAGCACCACCAGCAGAAGATCTTCCGCGCGATGTTCGCGGACTTCCTCGGGATGGGTGAGGGTCGGCTCGGGAGCCACTCGCTGAGCGAGGACAAGACCTCGATGCTGATGCTCAAGCTCGTCGGGCTCGGGCGCGACATCACGGGCACGTTCAACCGGCAGCTGATCGCGCCGTGGCACCGCTGGAACTTCGGCGACGACGTGCCGCCTCCGAAGCTCAAGCACAACCGTCTCGACACGCGCGACCTCGTGGCGTTCGTCACGGCGCTTGCGCAGGGTGCGAACTCCGGGCTGCTCACGCCCGACGACGACCTGGAGAACGAGATCCGCGAGGCTGGCTCGATCAAGCGGAAGGAGGCGGGGCGGCCCCGGGCGAATCGCCCCGGCGGCGTGGCTCCGCGTCCCTTTCCAGGCGCCGGGCGAGGGCGGGGCTCCGAGGCTGCCGGTGTCTCGGAGGCGAGACTCGCCGGCGCCGACGTAGCGGGCGAGGAGGTCCCGTTCTCGGACCTCGAGCGGCACGTCAACTTCGCGCGGATGGAGTCGGTGCTCGACGGCGCAGAGGAGGAGGCTGTGTCGAGCGCGCGTGCGGTGCTCGAGGTCGTCATCGACGATCTGATCGGGCAGGCCGAGGAGGCGTTCGAGTCGGAGGCCGGAGGGCTGCGCGATCTCGAGTCGATCCAGCCCATCGGCGAGGACGAGCTCGAGGAAGCGATCTCGGGCGTGCTGCGCGGGCTCTACGTGCAGGGCCGCAAGGAGGTCGTCGAGGAGAGGGCGAGGCAGCGCGGGGAGACGGAGCTCGCGCTCGACGAGCCCATCGACCCGGCGGACCTCGCGGAGATCGACGAGTACCTCGGGGTGCGCGGGCGGTCGGTCGCGGTGCGGCTGCTCGAGCGGTTCCGTGCGGCGTTCTTGCTCGAGGTCGTGCGCCAGGCGAAGGCGGGGCGCGGGCTCGAGGCGGGGCTGCTGCTCACGCTGATGCAGAACCTCGCGGACACGGAGCTGCGGAAGGACGTGCGGCTGCTGTCGAGCGAGGCGCTCGGGCTGGGGCGGCAGGCGCAGCAGAAGGAGTTCGAGGGCGGCGCGGTGGACGCGGAGCTATCGGCGCGGCTGGACAGCAACACGTGCTCACCGTGCCGTGAGGCGAACGGGCTGCACTTCAAGCCGTTCTCTGCGGAGTACGAGGCGCACTACCCGCCGTTCAGCGACCCGAGCAAGGCGGTGTACTGCGAGGGTCGCGACCAGTGCCGGTGCCTGATGCTCGTGCGGTACGAGACCGAGCAGCCGGCCTCGTAGCCGCGCGTGTGAGTCGATCCGCCTCGCGGGCGACGGCGTCACACGCGCGCTTGAATGCGTCGACTGCGCTGGCAGCCGCTGGCCCAAGGGTGGCGATGGACCGGCAGGCGGCGCGCGCGAGCTCTTCGTCATACTGCTTGAGTGACTGCATGGTGTCGCTCCTGTGGTCGCGTAGGACACACGGTACGAGACCGAGGCGTCGGTGCGCTAGGGCTAGCGGCCCGGGATGACCCATGCCCTGATGGCTTCTCCGCCATCGATGAATCTCACCGCGACTGTAGACCCGTCGTCTCGGTCCCAGTATCGCGTGACCACGTACGGCGCGTAGACCTTGCCGAACTGCTCTATCTGCTGCGTCTCGGTGAAGAAGAACTCGCGGCTTGACTCGCTTCCGATGATCTGAGCCGCGCGGTGCTCGGTGAGCGTCCCGAACTCCGTCTCGCGCATGATTTCCGAGAGGGCCGCTGCAGCAGCCCGCTCCTCTGCGGCTCCCGTACTGCCTATGGCGACTGCCGCGACGCAGGCCACGGGGAGGATCACGCACCCAGTCACCGCTTTGAGCCAGTTGCGCTTCCAGAAGGCCACGTTCTCGCGCCGTTTCAGGTCTTCGACGTACGCCTTCTCGAGCGCGCGCTGGCGAACGGCCCGCTTCGCGTCCCGGTGGAGCTCCTTGTCGCTGGCCCAGTCCCCTCCCTCCAGCAGGTGCGCGTAGTGCTCCTTTGGCTTCATGTCCGGGCTCCGGCGTGACTCTCTCCCCCTGGAGAGTCTGCCCCACATCGGCCAACCCGGCCAGCGACTCCAAGAATCGGCCAGAAAAATCCGGGAATCGGGGTTGACCATAGCGGAACCCGTTGATCTAGACGCCGCCGCCCAAGGGGCAGTGGAGCGGTGCACATGGCCGATCTGGCCGTCGTCGACATCCCGGGAGTCGAGATCCTCGCTGAGGGCAAGTGGGATGCGTCCACCGGCGAAGTCACGATCACCCGCGACGACCTCGACGCGCTCGTCGCGTCCGCTGCCGAGACCGCCGACCTCTTCGAGGCGCCGATCCGGCTCGGGCACACCGAGGACCAGAAGGTGCTCTGGGGCGACGGGCTCCCGCGCGCCGGCGTCGTGCGCAACCTGCGCCGCGTCGGCAGCAAGCTCGTCGCCGACCTCAAGAGCGTCCCGGGCAAGCTCGCCGCGCTGCTGAAGGCGGGCGCCTACGGCCCGCGCTCCTCGGGCATCTCGCGCGACTACGAGCTGGGCGGCAAGAAGTACCCGCTCATGCTGACGCACCTGGCGCTGCTCGGTGAGCAGGCGCCGGCCGTCGCGGGGCTCAATGACCTGACGGCCCTGTTCGCAGGAGCGAGCAGCGAGCCGACCGAGTGGGTCCCCTGCGACCTCGCGCTCACGAGCGCGCCGTCGCAGCTCGCCGTCGATCTCGGCGACGTGGTGCACCGACTCGAACTTGCCGCGCACGGTCGCAAGGGGGCGCCTGCGATGCGCGCGCTCCTCTCGAAGGTGGCGGCCTCCGCGAACGACTACCTGCTCGCTGCTGGAGACGACATGGACGACGAGCGCGAAGACGAACCGAAGCCGAGGGGTGACATGCCCAGCGGCGAGAAGCCCAGGGAAGAGGAAGACGAGATGGCTCTCGAGAAGTCGCTCCGCGAGGAGCTGGGGCTGGACGAGGGTGGCGACATCCTCGCCGCCGTGAAGGCGCTGCGCTCGAAGGGCGACGCCGCCCTGTCGCGCGACGAAGAAGTCATCGCGCTCAAGGCGAAGGTCGAGGCGCTCGAGAAGAACGACGCCCGCTCTCGTGCGGAGGCGGTCGTCAACAAGCACCGCACCCGCGTTGCGCCGTCGATGCGCGACGAGTGCATCGAGTACGCGCTGTCGCACGGCGCCGAGAAGGCCGACGCCTTCTTCGCCAAGCTCCCCGAGTTCGCGAGCTCGACCGAGCTCGGCGCGGGCGGCGACCCCTCCGACGACGAGGTGAAGCTCACCGCCGCCGAGGAGCGCGTGGCGAAGCAGATGGGCCTCGACCCCGCGAAGCAGCTCGAAGCCAAGAAGGCGCTGCTCGCCTCCGCCAAGTCGTAACCCGAGGACAAGGAACAAGCCATGACGGCACTCTCCGCAGACCGCAAGGTCACCGTGCGCGGGCAGGTCACGATCACGAGCTACCTCGTGGCGGCCAGCACCACGCTCTACAAGGGCGGGCTCGTCGCGATCAACGCGGCCGGCTACGCCGTTCCCGCCGCCGACACCTCCGGCCTGATCGTGGTCGGTGTCGCGCAGCAGAAGTACGACAACTCGTCGGGCGCGAACGGCGCCATCCGCTGCCAGGTGGAGAGCGACGCGCTCTTCCTCATGGGTGCGACTTCCATCGCCCAGGCCGCAGTGCCCGAGGTCATGTACGTCGCCGACGACCAGACCGTCGACGAGACCGACCCCGGCAACAGCGTGATCGCCGGGAAGCTGACCGAAGTGGTGAGCGCGACCTCGGGGTGGGTGTACATCCCGGGTCACGGCCGCACCAAGGAACTCACGTAAGGAGCGGCTGACATGGCCATCGTTTCACCGGACACCCTCGCAGCGGTCCGCACGAACTTCCAGCTGCTCTTCGCCAGCGAGTTCGCGGCGAAGGACGCCCAGCAGGGCTGGCGTGACTTCACGTCGGAGATGCCGAGCAACGCAGAGGTCGAGTCCTACAACTGGCTCGGCGTGCCCCCGCAGATGCAGGACACGACCCACAAGCCGCTCGACCTGAGCGACCTGGAGGGCTTCAACTATTCGATCACGAACGCCACCTACCAGGCGGCGCTTCGGATCAAGCGCGAGGCCATCGAGGACGACAAGCTCGGGCAGATCTCGCCGCGCGTGTCGCAGCTCGCCGAGGAGGCCGCGGCGCACCCGGGCCGACTCGTGCTGAGCCTGCTCGAGAGCAACCCCACGGCCTACGACGGCGTGGCGTTCTTCTCGAACTCGCACACGAACGGCGACGGCGAGACGGTCGACAACACGCTCACGGCGACGGTGTCGAGCCTGAGCGCGGTGACGATCTCCGAGATGCAGGACGCCATCGACGAGGCCCGCGCGACGATGCAGCTCTTCCAGGATCGCCAGGGCCGCCCGATGGGCAAGGTCCCGGACACCTGGGTCTGCTCGCCGCAGCGCGCGCCGCTGCTCTACCGCGCGCTGAATGGTGCGGGCACGCCCGGCTCCGTGTCGCCGATGCTGCCGGTCTCCGCGAACGGCATCATCAGCGTGGGCACCTACAAGATCTTCACGAACGTCCTCTCGACGAACGCGAACGTCATGTACGGCCTGCACACCACGAGTTCGGTGAAGCCGCTGATCTTCCAGAACCGGCTCGCGCCGTCGATGGAGTCGGTCAACTCGCCGGACTCCGAGAGCGCGATCCTGCGGAACGAGTTCATCGAGGCGGTGCGCGCCCGTCGCGCTGCCGGCGTCGGTGACTACACCAGCGCGATCCAGCTCACGCTCTCCGAGTAACGGGAGCTGATCCATGGCAGGCGTCGGCACCATCACGACAACCGACGGCGAGTACGTGCAACTCGCCGGGGCACGGGAAGGTCGCCGGCGCCTGCTGATCCAGAACATGACGGCGGGCGCGACGGTCAACAGCTTCGCCGCCATCGTCCCCGCTGCCGAGCGACCGGACTCCTCGACGGTGGGATACACGCTTGTCTCGGTGTTCAGCCCGGCGACTCTCACCAACGGCATCCCGGATCTTGTGCTCGAGACGGGCGGCGCGGTCTGGGGCAAGCGGACGACCGCAACGAACGTCACCTTCCGCGTCATCGACGAGTGAGCCGTGGCGTACGCGACCCACGCCGACGTGGAGAAGCTCATCCGCGCGACGCTCGGCAAGGGCGGCGCCGCGAAGGAGCTGAGCTCTAGCACGACCGTCACCGTCACCGACGCCGAGGCAATCATCGCGGACGTCGAGGGCGAGGTGAACGTAGCGCTCAGTTCGCAGCGGGTACTCGTGCCGGTTACGGAGCCCGCGCACTTCCTCGCGTCGGTCAAGGCGCTTGTGACGAACGGGGCGGCGGCGCGCGTGCTGCGCTCGTTCTTCCCGGACTCGAAGGGCCCGGGCGAGCAGCCGGCGTTCGCTTACTGGCAGGCGCTCTACGACAAGGCGCTGCTGCGGCTCTACAAGGGCGAGGGCATCCCGAACGACGCCGTGCTCAGCGGGGGGCGTGTCGTCGCGGAGACGCACCTCAGCGAGAACCCCGACCAGGACGTGGACTTGGGCGCCCACGCGAACCCGTTCTTCACGGGGGCGATGAAGGGCTGATGTTCACGTTCGAGCTCCAGGTTCCCGGCGACGAACTCCCGCAGATCAAGGTCGGGTTCGCCCGCGCCGGTCTGCGCGTGAAGGATCTGCGCCCGGCGTGGGTGAAGGTGCACGACCTGCTGCGCGAGGAGTCGCGCAAGCAGTTCTCGAGTGAGGGCTCGCACGGGTCCGGCGGCTGGGCGTCGTTGTCGCCGGAGTACGCGGCGCGCAAGCTCAAGGCGTTCGGCCCGCGTCCGATCCTGCACGCGACGGAGCGACTGCGCCAGGCGTACACGCGCAAGAGCGCCGATCACGTCGAGGTCAGCAAGCCGCTCGAGCTGCGTCACGGCGCGAGCTCGCGGCTGGACTACGCGAAGTTCCACCAAGGCGGCACGCGCCGGATGCCGCGCCGCCCGCCGATGCAGCTCACGGCGAAGGCCCGCAAGCAGATCGAGGTCGAGATCACCGAGACGATCCGCGACGAGTTCCTCGCCGCGCGCCGGGGGGGTGTCGCGTGACCTGGGGCCTGGGCGAGGCGCTCGTCGATGCGGTGATCGCGGTCCTGCAGGCTGGGATGCCGGACAAGCTCGCGGAGCTCGACACGCGCTACGGCGACGGTGAGACGTTGGCGGTGCCGGCGGACGAGTCCTACCTCCGCACGGAGAAGGGGCTGGAGTCGGTCGGCGTGGATGTCGCCTTCGGCGTGCTCCACGACACGACGACGATGAACCAGTGGGGCTGGAATCGCGACGTGAACGGGGCGCACGCGCTTCGGATCGTCGTGATCGTCATCGGTGGCGACCACGAGGCGCTCGACCGGCACGCGCATCGCCAGCTCCTCGCCGCGTGGGAGGTGCTGAACGAGACGCTGAGCACGTCGGGGCCGGGCGGGTTCCAGATCGTCAGGCAGCCGGTGCCCACGATGACCTTCGGGGGCGTGTTCGCGCGCGACGACGACTACGAGCAGTCGGCGGTGCTCTCGATCTCCTTCGCCAAGCACGAGAACAAGTCATGAGCAAGCGCACGCGCAAGGTCTGGGAGTACCAGGGCGACTTGATGTCGAGCATCCCCGGGGTTCCGGCGGACGACCTCACGGCGACTGAGTACGAATACTACTGCGAGATCCACGGCGAGGCTGCGATGCGAGGCATCTGGCGGCACGTCAACGACCGCAAGGAGTCGCCGGAGGCGCGCGCTGTGCGCGAGGCCGCGCGGGCGGAAGAGGCAGCCGACGCCGAGGAGGCTGAGGCGGGAGGTGACGACGAATGACGAACACGAACACGGCAGCGCGCACCTACCAGTGGGGCAAGGAGTCGTCGGCTGGCACGGCGGTCGCGGCGACCGAGCGCGTGCTCATGGAGCTCGACTTCGAGAGCGCCGACGAGCTGATGCGGCCGCAGATGGCGCGTGGGCTCCAGGCTCGCAACGGCGCCGATGAGTTCTTCGGCAAGCGCAGCGTCAACTTCACGGGCACGAACAACCTGCTCTTCGAGCAGTTCCACACCTGGCTCGCGATGAGTGTCGCGGGCGGCGTGAGCGCTTCGGGCTCGGGCACGTCGCGGACGTGGGACTTCGCGCGCACGGCGTCGGGCATCCCGTCGCTGGACGCCTTCACGCTCGAGCGCCGCCTGACCGACGGCTCGAACCACCTGGACAACGAGTTCGCGTACGCGCAGCTCCGAAGCTGGGAGATCGCCATCGCGGACGGCGAGGCGGCGCAGCTCTCGGTGGATGGGTTCACGCGCCGCAAGCAGTCGAGCACGCTGACCTCGCTCTCGGGCGTGGACGCGCAGCCGGCGGTCGAGTACCCGGTGCACCCGCGCGTGAGTGTGTTCATCGACGACAGCAGCTCGTTCGGCAGCACGCAGATCTCGTCCCAGGTGCTCGCGCTGTCCTACGCCTTCAACACGGGACTGACGCCGCTCTGGACGTGCGACAACCGCGCGGACCTCGACTGGACGCTCCCGGTGTTCAGCTCTCGCGAGAGCAGCCTCGAGATCACGGCCACGATGCTCGTGGACCCGGGCAGCTCGAACGGCGACTACGCGACCGAGGTGACGAAGGCTGACGCTGCGGCGCTGCGCTACCTGCGCGTGCTGCTGCAGGGCCGCGACATCGACGGCGGCACGCGGACGAGCATCACGCTCGACTCGACGGTGAAGCACGAGGGAGTGCCGCTCAAGGTCGGCACCCAGGACGGCCAGGACATCATCGAGTTCAAGTTCGTCGAGTCGCTCACGGCTTCGACGCCGTGGATCGACGTGAGCGTTGTGAACACGCGAGCTGCGCTGGCGGACGGCACGGCGGCGGCGTAACCAAACAGGCACGGAGGAGGATCTGATGCCACTGCGGAGCATGATGGCGGAGCGCGTGACGCTCCGGGAGGGCGAGTGGGTTGAGGTCATGCCCGCGACGCTCGTGCAACTCGAGCGCGCGCGCCGTGCTCGCGCCGGCGAGGCGATGGAGCAGGGCCTGCGCGCGCTGTCGGCGGTGAAGGCGCTCGAGGGCATCGACTTGGGCGAGCTGCTGGCCGGCCACAAGCCGAAGGAGAAGAACGACGGCGGCGACGGCAGCCTCGACCTCGCGGACTACGACGTGCCGGAGCTGGTGGACGGCAGCGTGAGCGGGTGGAGCTTCGACGAGAAGGTCGGCACGCCGTCGGAGCAGCTCACGGCGGAGGACTGCCGGGTGGTCGCGCAGAAGGTGCTGGAGCTGTCCCTGCGCCCCCCGGAGTGAGGGCGAAGATCCGTGCAGTGCTGAGGCAGGGGCGGGTGCCCCGGGAGGTAGCGATGGCCGCGATGATCCGCAGCGCCGACGTGAGCCTCAGCATGGAGGACGGCTTCGCCAGGTTGCCCGCGTGCGTGTTCTTGGATCTCGCGCAGATCCGTAGCGACTACGTGTCGCGGAAGAAGCCGGGAGGCCGCGCGACGTGACGGACGTGATCGGGCTCATCATCAAGGCGCGCGATCAGGCGAGCGCGGAGCTGTCGAAGGTCGGCAAGTCTCTCGGCGCGCTCGAGGGAGACATCAAGAAGGCCGAGAAGGCGATGCTCGCAGCCGGCGCAGCCGGCGCGGGGCTTCTCGTCGCACTCGGAGCCGCGGCAAACGGAGCTCGCGACGAAGCGCGCACCAAGCGGCAGCTCGCCAAGGCGCTCGACAGCGTGGGCGAGAGCTACGCCAGCCTTGGCGGTCAGATCGAAGGCGTGATCGCGCAGCAGCAGTTCAAGACAGCCACGAGCGACGAGCTGCAGCGACAGGCCCTTGTCCAGTTGCTCGCTCTCACGGGCGACTTGAACGCAGCGATGCAGGCGCTCTCGTTGAGCATCGACGCCGCCGCAGTAACGCAGACGGGGCTCGGCGAGATCACGCGCCAGGTGGGCAACTTCCTGGAAGGCAACATCAGCACGCTCGAGACCCTTGGGCTTCGGGTGGATGAGACGGCAACGGCCAGCGAGAGGCTGGCGAAGCTCGAAGAGGCCGTGGGCGGTCAAGCGTCCGCTGCGGCAGACGACATCGCAAGGATGCACGAGGCTCTCGCCGACACGTCGGACAGCATCGGCGGGATCGTGCTTCCTGCGCTGAATGAGCTAGCAGGGGCAATCGCGGGCGTGCTTCAGCGCTTCAATGAGCTCGAACCCGCCGTGCAGCGCGTCATCGTGTCGCTTGGGGTTGGCGCTGGCGTGGCTGGCGTACTCACGGGGCTCGTGGCGCTGATTCCGAAGGTGATCGCTGGAATCACTGCGCTGAAGGCCGCGCTCGCGTTCCTGACAGGGCCTCTCGGCCTCGTGATCGCTGGCGTCAGCGCCCTCGTCGGCGCGCTCGTCTGGTTCATCTCCGACGAGGAGCAGGCCGTCGAGCAGAACCAGCTCGACCTCGCCAAGAACATGGAGGTGCTCAAGGCGAGCTCCTCCGACGCGCGCGAGAGCATCGAGCTCCTCGCCAACCGATTCGTTGAGTTCGGGCGCGAGGTCGAGGCGTTCTTGGGACTCGGCGACGACCTCGAGTCGCTCTTCAGGCAGAAGTTCGGTGAGATCCCCGAGGAGGTTGCCGCCGTCCTTGAGGAGCTCGGCGTGCTCGTCGAGGACCGCACGCAGTTCACCAAGTCGGCCATGCTCGACACGCTCGACGAGATGCTCGCTCAGGTCGGCGTGATCCTCGGGCCTGAGTTCGACGGCACGCTCGCTGAAGCCGGCGAGACGATCCGCAGGGCGTGGCAAGACGGCCCCCAGCAGGCCGTCGAGGAAGGCGTCGACGCCGTGGTCGCGGAGGTCGAGAAGCTCCCCGAGGTCGTGTCGCTCGCGTCGGTCGAGACCGGCGGCATCCTCGTCGACAAGTGGGCCACGATCACGCCGCTCATCGCCGACCCGGTGATCTTCGAGGTGGACCGCGCGATCTCGAAGCTCGCGGAGCTCCCCGAGTTCGCCGCCGCCGTCGTCGCGCAGACCCAGCAGAAGCTCAGCGCGTTCGACGGCGGGCAGATCGGCACGGCCATCAGCACCGGCGGTCAGTTCGGCGACCTCGGCGACGCCGCGTCGGTGCAGGCGGCCATCGCCGCGACCCAGACGCAGATCTCGAACCTGCAGAAGGTGCTCCAGGGCGGCACGGGGCCGTTCGGCTCCGGGCTCGTGGCGCAGGCGAATCTCGACGCCGCGAAGCTGCAGCTCCAGGAGCTGCTCGCGCTGCTGGCGAGCTTCAACCAGCCTCAGCAGTTCGCTGCGGGCACGAGCTTCTTTCAGGGCGGCTTCGCCAGCCTCAACGAGCAGGGGCCGGAGAAGGTGCTCTTGCCGCGCGGCTCGCAGATCCAGAGCGCCGGCCAGGGCGGCGGCGGCGGGTTCACGAACTACGGTTCGCTGCACATCGAGGCCGGGTCCGCGATGGACGCCGAGCTCGCCGACATCCTCTCGGTGGCGGTGTAGTCCATGGCGATTGAGGTGCAGAGCTTCGCGGGCACTAGCCTCATCAGCGGCACGGGCTACTTCGCCTGGCTCGGCGTGGACGACGCGCCGTTCTCGAGGCAGGTGCAGTCGGTGTTCCACCGCCCGCCGGGCAGGCACCCGAACCTCGTCCGCACCCAGCAGCAGGAGCACACGTTCCCGCTGCACGTCACGATCACGAGCGGGTCGCTCCAGACGCAGAGGGATGCGCTCGCGGGTCTCTTCCGCAAGGGCGTCACCGGCGACCTGATCGTGAAGTTCGACGAGAGCCTGCGGAAGCTGTCGTGCACGGTCACGCGGGTGCTGCCCTACGACAAGTCGGCGAACCAGTTCACGGCGATCCTGACCGCGCCTGACCCGCGCTGGAAGTCGTCGCTCTCGTCGACCTTCAACAACGGCGGGATTCAGTTCTCCGGCGACCTCATCAACGACACGCTGCGAAGCGCAGGTGATGAGGGTGACGGCATCGCGCCCATCGACGGCGGCAGCACGGGCATCTGGCAGGGCACGACGAACCTCTGCGACAACGGGTCAATCGAGACGACGACCGACGGTTGGAGCACGTTCGGCACCAACGGCATTGCGAAGACATCGCTGATCTCGAAGTTCGGATCGAGCTCGCTGCTGGTTTCGTATGGGAACAACGCTAACCTCGCGCGCCACGACAACGGCGGGATCGGGATCTCGTTCGGCGCGGGCCGCACCTACATCTTCTCGGCGTGGGTGTACTTGCCGTCTGGGTGGGACGGAGGCGACGTGCGCGTGCGTGCCGTCGGCCTGGGATCGAACGTCACCGAGAGCGACTACCAGGATGCGGACGGAACGCTGACCGACACCTGGCAGCATGTCCAATGCGTGGGCCTAGTGACCTCTGCGGACACGGGTGGAATCCGCCTGCAGGCGCTCGGCACGCCGTCGGGCGGCAAGCTCATGGCGATTGACGGCGTGCAGATCGAGGAGGTGTCGGGTGCGGCGCTGCTCAAGACGGGCACGCCGTTCGTGGAGACCGACGGGGCCTCGGCGAGCCGTGACGCCGCGCGGGTGCAGGTCAACGCCCGCGACATGGAAGAGGCCGAGGGCTGGCGCGCGTTCCGAGTTCGCCTGGACTGGGTGAGCGACGAGACGAACACGAAGCCCGACGCCTACCTGATGAGCTGGGAGGTCGACGCCAGCAACCGGATCGACCTGCGCTACGACGACGCCACGGAGACCTTCATCGGGCGCCGTTCGAACTCGGGGTCCGACGACACGGTGTCGGTCGCGGCAACGGTCTCGAGGCAGCAGTTCTTCACGGTCGTCTTCGCGTGGGAGTCAGGCGAGCTCAAGCTGAGCGTGGACGGCTCGGCGTTCACGACGGCGTCGACCTCGGCGGGCACGCCGGATCTGAGTTCGGCGCCGCTGCTCGACATCGGCAACCGGGGCGGGGCGAGCCAGCTCGGCGGCGATGTGGTCTGGGCCGTCGGTGGAAACGGCACGCTGACCGACACGGATGCCGAGAACTTCCACCTCGATGGTGGCGGTGCGGGCAACCTGCTCAAGATGACCGAGCAGCTCGACGACACGGGCACTTGGGCGCGCACGGGAACGAACCCGCCGACGCTGTTCTCGACGGACACGGAGAACGACCCCGACGGCAACGCGACGGCGGAGGTGTTCGACTTCGGTACGACGCAGTCTGTTCTCCGGCAGTCGAGCATCGGGCTGGCGAACGGGACCACCTACAACCTGTCGGTCTACTGCAAGATCGAGGATGCGGGCGGCGCGCTGAATCTGAACCTCAACGTGGACAACGGCAGCTCCTCGCTCGCGGTGGCGGACGACGGTTCCTGGCACCGGGTCAACGTGGATGCGGTCGCTGGCGCGAGCGATCTCTTCGACATCGAGATCAACCCGGCGGCGTCGCGCCGGATCGCCCTCTGGGGCGCCCAAGTCACCGAAGGCTCGGGAGTGCAGGACTACGGTCGCGTCTCAGCGGGCAATGACCCGCCGGTCGACTTCGAGGCTGCCGCCCAGAAGGACTTCGAGTGGGACGGCTCGGGTCTCGGCGACGCGGGCAGCACGAGCTTCAAGCTCTTCAACTCGGGAAACACGACCGAGGACCAGGCGGTCTTCACGGTGAAGCCGACGGCGGCGAAGGCGGCCTCGGCGTCGTGGATCTACAAGCGCGAGGTCGTGGTCGCGAACCGCGTGAAGAACGTGTTCTCCGACTACGCCATCGAGCTGACGGACGGCGGCTGGGACCACGCGACGGAGGTCGGTGCCGGGCGCTCGCTGTCGAGCGGTAACGACGTGCGCGTGCTCGTGGACGGTGTCGAGGTGCCGCGCTGGGACGGCGGCGGCTCGAGCACGTCGTGGAACGACAGCGGCACGAAGATCTGGGCGAACCTGAACCTGAGCGCGGCGTTGATCGCGGAGAAGAGCGCGCAGACGCTCCCGAGCGACGGTGGCGAGTGGCTCGTGCACAAGGGTACGGCGGGATGGCCGGAGAACGGCGCGTTCCTGATCGAGGACGAGGTCGTCGAGTACACGGGCAAAACGGCCACGAGCTTCTTGAACGTGAGCCGAGGCGCCCGTGGGACATCGTCGGCGGGTCACTCCGACGGCACGCCGATGTACTTCGTCGAGCACCGGGTGCAGATCGTCTACGGCTGGACGGGGTCCGGCGCGCCGGAGGACAACGACGACCGGCAGCCGATGATCGACCTGGACGACAGCACGAACACGACGCACGTCTGGGCGGACTTCGCGCACGCGACGGACCCGCGTTCGATGCAGTGGTCGCGGAGCCTCGTCGAGAGCGACACGTTCCAGGACCGCATCCTCGCGGCGACGGGCAGTCCGGCGGACGAGCTGACCTTCTACTACAACAACCTCGGCGCGCAGCCGGGGAAGCCGAACTTCAACGCCTGGACGCGCCCGATCCCGAGCGGCACGGGCAGCAGCGGCGGCGATGTGGTCGACGCGACGGTGACGGGCACGGGGTTCAACCTGTACCTCGGCTTCGGTGGCGGGAACGCCGGCGCGCTCGACCTCGGGCTCTACGGGGTGAGTTCGGACGGCGCGGAGTTCCTGATCGCGAACAAGGGGTTGGTCGACGACGGCGCGCAGGACTTCGACGCCTCGAGCACGGCCTACTCGCTGCAGTTCCGGGCGCGGAGTTTCATCGCGGCGCAGGCGCCGTTCGGGGCCGAGGGCACGCACGGCGAGATCGCGTCTCCTGGCGCGACGATCCTGCGCCAGCCGTTCATCGTGCCGAGCTCGTCGGGCAAGACGGCAACGGTCCTCGGGATCTCGATGCTGCTGCGGCACGCGGGCTCGTCGTCGACGGATTCCGTGCTCACGGTCAGCCTGTCGAAGAGCGACGGAGCCGATTCCCCCACGTACAACCAGATCGCTAGCAAGCAGGAGACGATCACGTTCGGCGTGGGTGCGGGCAGCCTCGTCGGCAACTCGACGTTCCTCGAGGCCGCCTTCGAGTTCGACACGCCGGTTGTCGTGACGCCGGGCGACACGCTTTACATCGAGCTGGAGTGGGACTCCGGCACGGATGTCAGCGATATCGAGTGGTACCAGTACCTGCAGAGCTACGCCGGCGCGAGCGAGGTCTACGACTTCCGGGTCTACTCGCGCACGCTCGACTTCGACGAGGCGGCGGGCCAGCTCGACGAGCAAGAGATCACCATCGACGACCTGAGCGTCTACCTCAGCTCGTCGGGGGTGCCGTACGTCGGCTTCGGGTCCCAGGAGTCGGCGTACTTCCTCGACGGCACGCTCACGAACACGACGACGGGTCAGTCGGTGGCGCTGTACGGCGCCGTCGATGTCGACGACGTGATCGAGGTCGACGTGGACCTGCGCCGCGTGAAGAACCTGACCACGGGGCAGCGCGTGCCGTTCATGGCGACGCTGAGTGACAAGGACCGCTGGATCGACCTCGAGGCCGGCGACAACGCATTCACCTACACCGAGGACGGGCTCGTCTCCGTGGAGCTCGCCGCGACTTACTCGCACCGCTGGGAGGCTTGATCCGTGGCAGGCGAGCAGGCGCGCGTCTACCTGCACGACGGGACGCTACGGCGTGTCGGCCAACTCTCGACCGCCGAGGGAGTGAACCGGAGCTACGTGCTCGGCGGCCAGGGCGTGGCGACGGTCACCGTCAGCCCGACGGATGACTTGATCGCGGACGCGGACCCGAGGCTCGGTCGCATCCTCGTCATCGAGAGCACGATCTACCCGGAGCCGTGGGTCGGCAAGCTGACCGAGGCACGGATGTCGGGGGGGCGCGACGCCGTGCAGCTCCGGGCGGTCGGGTTCGACCGGGTGCTCGAGCAGCGCATCCTCGGCGCGGGGTCGACCTTCAAGGCGACGGCGCCGAGTGTCGTCGAGCAGATCCTGCAGTCGGCCAACGGGGTCAACCCGACGGGGATCGAGGTTGGCGCCGTCGCGGACACGGGCGTCGTGTTCGAAGGCTCGTTCCCCCAGACCTCGGCGCGCCAAGCCATCGACTCCGTGGCGGCGCACGCCGGGCTCGAGTGGTGGCTGGAGTTCGGGGTGACGTCGAGCTCGCTCAGCATCGAGCTTCACGCCGACGTGGCGCGTGGCGAGGACCGCTCCGGCGAGGTGGAGATCGCGGACGGCGGCACGGGCGACTGGACGGAGTGGGTCATCAACGCCGAGGCGCTCGCGCTGTCGCTGTCGGTCGTCGGAGGGCAGGCGAACGCGACACAGGCGTTCAACGACCAGCCGGCCTCGAAGGCGGACTTCTCGGGCGTCGAGGTGTTCGCGCCGCACGGGTACGCGGTCGAGGGCGAGGGGCTCGTGGGGTCGACGCTGACGGCGGCGGAGAAGGTGGCGTTCGCCGACTACGTGCAGTCGAAGGGGCAGACGGCGAAGCTCGCGCAGGAGCTGTTGAAGCGCGGTGGTGTCACTCGCTCGATCCGGGTGACGTGCCCGAGTAACCGCGACATCTGGGGTGACCTGCGCGTCGGCAACGTGGTGAACCTGCGGGCGCCGGGCGCGTTCCTCGGCGACTTCGAGGGGCCAGTGCGGATCCTCGGCGTGCAGCCGAGCGAGGAGTCGGGGCAGGCGTCGGTCGTGACTCAGATCCTGGTGCCGCGATGACTCAGCTTCACGACCTCCTCCGCGATCTGTACGAGCCGAACACGCCGACGAGGGCGATTGGGAGCCTGCGCCGGGACGTGGAGGCGCTCAAGCGTCGCGGGTTCGTGCGGCGCATGGTCGAGGACGGCGACGCCGACGCGGTGAGCCTCTCGACGCTCGCGGAGTTCCCGTACTTCACGGGTCCGAATCAGCTCATCGGGTCGGACAACTCGGGCGAGCCGTTCGTGTTCGACGTGCCGCAGTACGGCTTCGTCACGCGCGACAAGACGGGCGTCATGGGTGCGGGTGCGTTCGGGTCGAACTCGATGCTGGCGCGCACGAGCAACGGCGCGCTGGCGGTCGACGACGACGTGTACGTGCTGAACATGCCGACGGGCTCGACGATTGTGCGGTCGCGCGAGAACGGGCCTGTGTTCGGCGACGACGTGATCGCGCCGATGACGTTCGCGCAGCACATCGTGGAGGTCGCAGACGCGACGGGGTTTGACCACGGAAACCCCTCCATCGACCTCGACTGGGACGGCCCGTACTTGTACGTGGTCAACGGGAGCGCGAACTCGGCGAAGACCTTCAATCTTCCGACGAGCGGCACTTTCAGGCCTGGCGTGTCGTGGACGATTCTGAACCCGAGGCAGGACTGGGACGCTACGCGAGCCATCGTCATCAACGCCTCGTCGGGCCAGCAGATCAACGCGCTGGCGTCGGCCGCGAACTTCAGCGTGACGGGCGGCTCGAAGATCGGCGTGAAGGTTACGGCGGTGCTCGAGGGCACGATTGGCGACGACCGGTTCATGGCGTGGGACTGGACGGACCGCAACGCATGACGGTCGCGAAGATCCTCGCCGCGCTGGGTCTGCTGCTGGTGCCGGGGTGCGTCGGCGACGATGGCGGGCTACACCCGCTCGTGCAGGGCCTGATCGACGTGGCTCTTCCGGCGGGCGGCGGGGGCGTCTTGGGCACGCTCGTCGCGGGGCGGTCGCTCAAGAAGGGCAGCAGCCGCTCGCAGCCGCAGATCGACCACCTCGTCTGCGACGTGTCAGAGCTTCGAGCGGAGTGCGCTGGATTCGAGCGCGCGCTGCAGGTGGAGCGCGAGGAGCGCCGGATCGCCCAGTCCGAGGTCTCTGCGCTCCGGGCTTCACTTGAGCGGTCTCGACAGATAGAGGGGCGGTCGCCATGAGGACCACCCTCTACTTGACCTTGCTGCTGCTGCTCGCCTCGGGGTGCGCCTCGAGCGGCGAGCAGCAGCCCGCCCCTGCGGTCGGTGAGACGAGCGCGGAGATCTACTTCCCCGACGGGCTCGTGGTCGTGCTGAGTGCGCTGGCTCGATCCGTGGCGCCGCAGGGCGCGCCGAGCGACGCCGGATGGCCGTGGTGGGTGTGGTGCGCCGTCTCGGTCGCCGTGGGCGTGCTGTGCGCCGCTGGCGGTGTCTGGTGGGCCGTGCGCCACCACGAGCAGGCGAAGCGCCTACCGGTTATCGGGAGCGCGACGTGAGCGGCATTCCTCTTGGCCCGCCCCTCGCCATTGGGGCTCCCTCCTCCATCCCGAAGCGTAAAGCGCGACGGGGCGGGCCTCTTCACCGGGGAGTGACACCGTGACGCGCGTCGCCGCAGAGATCCCTCCGCAGTCCGGCCTCCGCATCCCGCCGGGGCTCTACACCGCCGACCTCCCCGATGACGGGAGTGAGCGGTGGGCTCACCTCGAGTTCCGTGGCCACAAGAGCCCACTTTTGGTCTCGTTGGCCCCGAATGGCGAAGTCGCGCTCTACAACTGCGACCTTCGTGAGAACGGCTGGCTCGGCTGCGACCCACTGCAGGTCGAGGTGACGTGCTCGACGCTCGGCCACCAGGCGAAGACGCCCGGGCTTGTGCCGATCTTCGATGGCGGCCACCGGATCATCCGCGAGGGCGTGTTCACGCCGAACCCGGAGTACGCCGAGCTCGCGACGCTCGGCGGGCCGGAGGATCGCGGCTTCCTCGAGGGGCTCGAGCTGACCCTCTACCCGAACGCGCCGAGCGGCTACCACGACAACGGCGCGAGCGGCTCGCCGGCGAACCACGCCCAGTGGGAAGGCGCCGTACGCAAGGCGTTCGTGACGGGCCAGTGCCCGCCGCACGCGATGGCGCAGGCGAACGTGGACGGGTGCCGCCCGGTGCTCGGGTTCTTCGGTCTCGGGGAAGACGGCGCGCCGGTGCCGTGCCTGGCGAGCGAGCACCCGACGGCGTCGGCGGCCGGGCGCTACCGTTCCGCCGGCGGCTGGGGCACCGAGGTCTACGGGACGACGGAGCACTTCGGGCGGCCTGCGGGCGTGTACCCGAGCCCGTGGTACCCGAACGACTACTACCACTTCGCCGTGCATCAGATGATCGGCTATGCGGCGATGGGCAGCCTCGCGGCGGCGTGCTGGGTGCGCGGCAGCTTCGAGTCGATCTTCATCGCGTTCAAGAAGGGCAAGCTGCCCGCCGCGCGCGCGTACCGGATCTTCGGCGACATCGCGGACGCGGTGGTAGTGTTCCGGGGTATGGGTGGTCGCTGGGCGGAGTACGCCGACCACCTGCTCGGGGTGTACCTGCCTGCGGTGCTGGACAAGCTCGACGGGGAGAGCGACCGGCTTGCCGTCGTCGCGAGTGAGAAGGGCGAGGAGCCGAGCTGGGAGTGGAACTGCGGCGAGCGCGGCGACACGGACCACCTCAAGGACTCGCAGTGCTCGTGGATGACCGGGCAGCTCGTGATCGGCGGGCTGCGTCTGATCTACACGCTGAGGCGCATCGAGCACGACGGCGACGCGGTGTACGGGCGCCTGCGCGTGCAGATGCAGCGCGCCGTAGCGATCCTCGTGGATCACGCCTGGGGCGACCCGCAGCGCGGCTGGTTCGAAGACGTGACGCCGTGGGGCGACGCGAAGCCCGGCACGACGCACGCGATCACCGGGAAGTACCGCCAGTACGTGCTCCCGGCGCTCGAGGTCGCACGCTACTGGCTTCTGGGGGAGTCGGCGAGGGCCCCGACGCCGCGCGCACGGAACGTGCTGGTGAAGGCTGCGAACCGCGCAGGCGCGCGCGCGAACTGGCTCGCCGCCAAGCTGCTCGAGGCGGGGTGGTTCGGCACGAGCAGCACGCCAGACAAGGGCTGGTCGGCGGCGTGCGCGGACGAGTTCTGGTTGACGTGTGGGCGCTTGGGGGCGACGACGCGAGAGGGGTGGGCAACGGCGCTGGGACAGGCGCAGGAGGTTGGTTGATGTCGATTCTTGACTCGGGCGAGAAGCTCCCGCGCTGGGCGCAGCTCGCCCTCTTCGGGGTTGTCGCGTTCCTTCTCGGGTACGTGATTCATCTCGCCGACCGGGGGTTCAGCAAGATGGCGACGACTCAGGAGGGAGTCGTCAAGAATCAGGCTGCGATCATCGAGAACGTGAAGGCCCTCCAGTCATCGGACACGCGGCACGAGCGCGAGATCGAGCGACTGCAGGATGCCGTGTTCCGCGCCTACAGCGACGCGAAGTAGGCCCATGGTCATGTCCCTCCACGATCTCGCGGTGCATCGGCGCGAGACCATCGGCGAGCAGTGCTACGGCCCGTGGAACCCGGCCGAGTACCGCAAGGACTCGTTCGTCGAGGTTCGCGATGAGGCCGCCGACAAGCTGAACTACTACGAGGTGTTCCGCGAGCAGTATTGCTCGACGGAGTCCGAGCACGCTGCGCTCGACCACATCATCTCGATGGAGACGGAATCCGACGCGCGCCTTCGGCTGCTCTGGACGAAGTGCCGCGTGCGCCAGGCGGAGGAGAGGCATGGCCCGCAGCAGGAAGACCGAGGCTGCTGAGGCGGTCGCCGGCTTGATCGAAGCGACGAAGAGGGCGCCTCCGGGTGGGCGCACGGCGCGGCTCGACCTCCCGATGCATGAGGACGCTCGAGCCAGGTGCACCGAGTACCTGATCGCGTGCCGGGAGCAGCAGTGCCCGCCGAGCTACTCGGTGCTCGCGGCCCATCTCGCGGACCACTTCGACCTCGAGGTCGCGCCGAGGGCGATCCGGGAGTGGGCGCGGAAGAAGGGGCTCGCGTGACGAGGAGGCGGCGCGAGGTCGACGAGCTGGTCGAGCAGACGCGCGACGCCGAGCGCGACACCGTGGACTACGACAAGCTGCGGCGTAGGTGTCTGCGCCGCGCGTCGTCGCTCGAGGATCTCGCGTCGCTGCTCAAGGTCTCACAGGGCGCCGTGCTCGACGCGCTGCACGAGCTCAAGCGTCGCGGCGTCAACGTGCGCGAGGTCGAAGGCGCGGGGTGGCTCGTCGATAAGACGCCACTGCAGACACGCCCGAACGATCCCAGGTTCTCGTGGGAGTCCGATGACGACGGGTGGTTCCGCTTCGGGCTGATCTCGGACCAGCACTACGGCAGCAAGTTCTGCCGGGAGGACGTGGCCGAGGAGCTCTACGACTGGTTCGCCAGCGAGGGCGTGGGGCGCGTCTACAACGCCGGCAACTGGATCGACGGCGAGGGGCACGCGAACCGGATGGACCTGCTGCCCGAGGCGCACGGGATGCAGCGGCAGCTCGACTACTGCGCGGCGCGCTGGCCGCACAAGCCGGGCATCCAGACCTTCCACGTCTCAGGCGACGATCACGAGGGCTGGTACGTGCAGCGCGAGAACGTGAACATCGGGCGAATGCTCGACGACGCGCGCCGTGAGGCCGGTCACGACGACCTCACGCACCTCGGCTACGTCGAGGCGTATGTGCGGCTGCGCCGGCCGGACAGCGAGGCGACGAGCTCGATGCTCGTGCAGCACCCGGGCGGCGGCAGTAGCTACGCCTACAGCTACAAGCCGCAGAAGCTCGTGGAGTCGCTGCAGTCGGGCGAGAAGCCCGGGTTCTACGTCGCCGGCCACTACCACAAGATCAACTACTTCCAGGTGCGCGGTGTGCACACGGTCATGCCGGGGAGCTGCAAGGAGCAGGACACCTGGATGCGAAAGAAGGGGCTCGACTCGCAGCTCGGCGGCGCGATCATCGAGATGAGGATGGACCACAAGGGCGCCATCGGCGAGTTCATCCCGCGCTTCAAGGTCTACCGGGACCGGCGCTACTACGCGAACGGGTTCGACCCGGGTGGTGACGCGGGGCCGAGGGTCGAGGTGTGAGCGACGACGGGATCCCGCCGACGATTGACGAGGCGCTGGACCGCTTCTCAGGGCGAGCGGGGCGCCCGTACCTCGTGCTGTTCCGCGACGGCCTCTCGAGCATCGTGGTCGCGGAGAAGCCGCCGAGGGTTCGGCTGGACGTGTCGCCGGAGGGTGACTTGCGACCGTCGGTGCAGTGCGTCACGAAGCCGTCGTGGTCGTGCTTCCGGGCCGACCAGGTGCTGAGCATCGTGGAGCTCGACTGGCCGGCGCGCGAGGCGGATGAGGACGACGAGTCCGAGGCCGACGAGGGCTAGGGTTCGTTCACCCCCTCCGCCGAATCCGCGCGATCTTCGGGGGTTGGGGTGAACGTGCGCTGGTAGATCGCGTCGAGCGAGACGGACTCCAGCACCGCACCATCTGGGGCAACCAGTTCGCGCTGGAGGGTGTTCGGGTTGTCGCGCCACTCAGCAAGCAGCAAGCGCCGCAGATGCTCTCGCAGGGCACGTCCCACGCTACTCCCCCTCCACGACGCGGCAGCGGAGGCGGCGGACGGTGTAGCCGAGGGCCATCTCGCTCTTGCACAGCACGGGGTCGTGTTCTATCCGGCGAATGTCGCTCAGTTCATCGCCGCAGTTCGGGGTCGCGGATGGGTAGTACACCGCCCAGCAATCGAACTCCCCGCCCTCGCGCGCCTGGAGCGCGGCGTGGAGGTCGCGGAGGGTGCCCATGAGCGCGATCTGTTCGTCGACGTTGAGCATCCGGCACTGTGCGTCGGCCAGCTCCCACGCGGCTTCTGCCTCCGCCACCCGCGCGTCGAGGTCGGGGGTCGTCATGGCTCAAATCCGGGTTGGAGTGTGTATGGCAACGCGACCACCTTGTAGTACCTGGGTGCATCCAGAGCTACATCCTTCGGGCCATTGAAGATGGCCGCTGCCGCCCGGCAGCGTTCTTTGCTCATCGGGGGCCCGTGGAAGCTCTCGTCGGGATAGTCGCCGCCGAAGTTATCGGTCTCTACGATCCGATACCACTTCGCCTCACCCACCGCTCACCTCCTCCCACCGCGAGAGCGCGGCGCGAAGCTCGCACCCCTCGAAGTGTCCGTGGTCCGGGCCGCTCGTCGTGTATCCCGGATCCTCGTGTTGCGCCGAGCCGCACACAGGACAGGCGTGTCCGTAGCGCGTCCCACGCGCCCACTCAAGCCGCTTGAGCAGGCCCCGCAACCGCGCCACCTCGGCGGGCAGGGCGTCGAGCAGGGCGAGGAGGCGGGTGAACTCATCCGCTCTTTCCGAGGCGCCGCAAGTGCATGGCGTGTCTGGATCGTCCCACACAAGGTCGTCGTTGCTGCGCGGGCAGTAGAAGTCCGCGTCTCGTGGGTGATCGTCATGGCGCACTTCGCGCCGCAGCACCCCCCGCGCCTCCTCCAGCGTCATCGGCCTCTCGTCACTCATCGCTCGCACCAGTGCGGGAACGTGAAGGACAGCCGCAGCCCACAGCGGGGGCAGCGTCCGGGGTCGTCAGCGGGCATCGGTCTCCTCCATCCGTGTGAACTCCGGGCAGCTCTCGCCCTTCCCAGGCGGCTCGTGCCAGCGCTGTCGGTCGGGGTGCGGCTCGCGAGCGTGGTGCCAGCAGCGGTCGCGGACCCAGCAGGCGTCGCCGTCGCACATGGAGATGTCAGCGTTCATCCTCGGCCTCCTCGGCGACATCTCACGTTCATCGCTCATGCCCGCCCCTCCGCGTCGCGCCACTTGCCGAAGCAGGTGGCAGGCATGTGAGCTTGGGCCTCGGGGTGCGAGTGCTCGTAGGCGGTTCCCGTCCAACGCCACTCCCCAGCCGCGGAGACCTCCGGGTACTCAGCGCACTCGTCACAACGCCAGCACCACACGTCGAAGTCCACGCGCCCGAGGTCGTCAGCCCGCCCCTCCGCGTCGGTGTCCTCGAAGGTGGCGAGGAGGCGGATCAGGGACTCGCGCAGCCGATGGTTCTCTGTGTCGCGCGCCATGATCTCCCGCGGCACGACCATGGCGGGAGGCGGTCGCTCGTCGTCGTACCACCTCTCCAGCGCCGCCCGCGCCGCAGCGTTCACGCGCGGGGTGTCGTCAGCGGTCGGCATCGGCGGGCTCCACTTCGAGGGTGTCGAGGAGCTTGCTTCGCAGCCAGAGATGCGCGTCTCTGCGTATGTCGTAGGATGCGCTCCCCTCGAACGCCCTGATGCACTCCTGCACCGTGGCTTCAATCGCGTCCATCGCCGCCCGGCTGATCCTCGGCTTGCTCACTTGGGGGCCTCCGTGCGCGGCTCGTGGTCACCGCACTTGGTGTTGAGGAATGGGAAGCTGCGCAGATGCATGGCGCTGCTGCGAACCGAACACTCCCACCATTCGATGTGCGGCATTTCCCAGCTCTCATATTCGTGTGACAGGTGGCGGCAGCCGTAGCAAGACCGCGCACCCTGACGCTGCGCTCGCGAGTCGTTCCACGCACCCAGAAGTCCATCCGGCAGCTTGCTCACGCCCGCCCCTCCCCAGCCACCGCGCGGACGTAGGCGACCGCGAGGGCGCGGGGCCAGTCATCGGCGTCGGAGTACGACACGTCAGCGAGGATGCACTTGTCGCTCCACCGGACAATCTCGAAGGTGCCCATCGCCAGCACCCGCCACCCGCGCCGCTCGCACTCAGCAAGCACCTCCCCGAACGCCGCCCACTTGCCGGGGCCGGTGAAGTCGAGGGGGCCATCGGAGGTGCCCTCCGGGTTGGTCCAGCGCGTGACCGTGTAGCCGTTCGTCAGCTTGTGCCCTGGCGCGTACCAATGCATCGCGCGCATCACCGCCTCCCCCAGCGCCTCGCCGTCCATGTGAGCGGGGTCAGTCATCGGTCACCACCTCGTAGGTCGCCTCGAAGATGTCGGGCTTGCACGGGTAGTGCTCTCCCTGCACGCCACGGATGATCCAGTCTCCCACCTTTGCGCGCATGTCGCCCTCAAGCGTGGGAATCACAAGCTCGGGTGCGTCATCAGCTCCGTGAGCCGCGTAGGCGTATCGCGTACCGCTCGCGCGCACCCACGAAAAACAGGCGTCCTTGCTCTCGTTCGTGAACCGCATGGCCTCGACCAAGACCGGCCGCTTGCGGTACTTCGCGGGGTCAGTCACAGCTCCTCCTTGATCGCTTTCAGGGCCTCATCGAACTGGTGGCTGAACTTCCACGGCGAGATGATCTGCACCATCAGAAGGATCAGCCGCACCGCAACACGCTCGCGCATGGTCAGCTCTGGTCTCGGGTCAGTCATCCTCACCTCCTCCCGCCGCGCTCGCGGCGATGTCTTAGTTACCTTCGATCTCTGCCGCCAGCGCGACCACGCGCTCGCGCACTCCCTCCGGCGCGCTGAACCCATCGCACCGCGCCAGCTCGCACACCAGGGCGCGAGCCTCGATGTTCCGCAGCTTCAACCGCACTCGTGACGCACGGTCGATGGTCGCCTTGCACGGCTTGCAGTAGGCGTGGACGCCGTGCTTGCCGTTGCGCAGCGGCGTGAAGCACTCAAGCGGCTTGAGCTTCCAGCACGCCGCGCACTCTTTCGCGTGGGTTCCGGCCGCGCTCACTTCACCGCCTTCCTGAACCGCCACTCGTCCTCTCGGTCCCGCACCACCGCGTACTCGCCTTCGCACAACAAGTCCGCCTCGACCGGGCCGACCGCGCGCCGCATCTCCTTCGACGTGCAAGGCTCCCAGCGCTCGGGGTCAGAGACCGGGGCGCGTTCGTAGGTCGTGGTCACTTCGAGCCTCCCCCGGGCATCCGCAGCACCGGCGGCGGCTTCGTCGGATCGGGGCGGCAGCGGAACACGCCGTCTTCACCGAGCGCGCAGCTCTCGCGCGAGTCCTCGTCCGCCTCGCCACCGTTGCCGATCCGGCCAAGGTCCACGCCAGGCAGCGCGCCCAGCTCCCGCGCACGCTCGACCCTCTGCGTCCGCTGCTCGCGGTCGTTCCACGCCTTGCAGAACTGCGACCGCTGCACGCCGCGCGCCGTCACGTCCGCCGCCGGATCCGTGAGCGTCCACTCGCCGTGCGTGCCGAACGTGCGTGCGACCGCCAGCACCTCGGGGTCCAGGTCGTCGAGGTGGCAGTAGCCGTCCGCGCGCGGGTGCTGCCGCCAGCGCTGCAAGTGCTCGTAGGCGCCGTCGGCGGTGAGCGCGTGGGGGTTCTGTAGCTCGCGGCAGCGCTCCCGGATCTTGCCGATGGCCGGGAGGAAGCCCGTCGTGTTCTCGCGGATCAGCGAAACGCAGGCGCGGTACAGCAGCGCGACCGGCTCGTCCTCGAGCGCGGCGACGTAGGTCAGCACGTTGCGCTCGGTCACGCGGCCAGCCGGGCAGCCGCCAGCGAGGAACTCGATCACGTCGAGCACGGTTTCGGGGTCACTGGGCACTGAGCTTCCTCCTGGCGGCGGCGAAGGCGTCTTCGGTGGGGGTGGGCTTCCGGGCGCCGTTCTGCCTCCCGCGCTCCCACGCGGCCTTCGAGTCGGCGATGCGCTCCCACTTCTCGCGGAGCCCGGCGCACGACTGCACGACGAAGCCCCACGAGGCGCCGTCGGACCAGGGCGGCTCGTCGTGGCGCATCCAGGACAGCACTTCGAGGGCGCGCTCAGCGGGGATCGGCTTGCCGTCGGCGGGGCTGAGCTGCCCGAGCCGCAGCAGCTTCTCGACGTCCTTCCGCCACGCGCCAAGCCGCCCTGGGATCTTGTCGGCCTTGTCGGGGTGGTGGTGCTGGAACAACTCGACGAAGGCCGACAGCACTTGATCGATCTCGGTGTGTGGCGCAGCCGCAGGCTCGACACCATCGGCATTGGCATCGGCATTGGCAACGGCAACGGCACCGGCATTGGCAACGGCACTAGCTGGCACTTTTCGGCAATCTGCCGCGTTCTGCCGCGAAACGCGGCACACTACGCGCGTAGTGTTTGCGAGATCCTTGGCCGAAACCTCCCCGGTAAGGTCAGTCCAGCCCTCCGGAGGGTCGATCTTGCTCGGGTAGGCCCGTCGCATCGTATGCTGGTACTCCCACCAGTTGGTCATCTGGAGAGCTTCAGTGCCGGCCGCGTCGTAGAGGTGGATCAGCTCGGCGTCGTGGAGCTCGCGGAGCCACTTGGCGACGTTCTTGGCGGTGACATCGAGCAGCGGGAAGCAGGCGGCCTTCACGAGCGCGACAGCGGCCTCTCTGCGGCCTTGGTCGTCGCAGGCGGTGAGGAGCCGGGTCCAGAGGAGCTGCGCCTGCATGGAGCACTCAGCGAGCTTCATGCTGGTGGCGGCATCCGGGGAGAGGATGCGGGGGCCGGGGGTGCCGTAGCGCTTGGCCATCAGGCGCTCACCCCCGCCACCAGCTCCAGCCGCGCCGCCTCCGCGCACCAGAGCGCATCGGCCTCGTCCTCGCCGACCGAGTCCAGCGACCACCGCTCACGCGCCGCGGCGATCATCGCCGTCTTGCTCGCGTTCCCCTTCCCCGTCGCGTGCTTCTTGATCTCGCCCACGCCGACACCGACGTAAGCCGACTCGCCGAGCGACTCGAGCTCGCCCAGGACCGCGCCGAGTAGCTCGCCGTGCACCTGGGCCGCGTAGGTCGCGACGTGGCGCTTGACCTCCTCGTAAGCCCACTGAATCCACTCGCCGGGCTTGAGCTGTGCGGTGAGTTCGGCGTGCAGATCGGCGACGAGCCGGCGCAGCCGGAGCGCGCGCATCCCGTGGCCCTCTCCGCGCCGGATAGAGCAGACCCAGGTGCCGGACTGGATGCGCTCGCCGGTGGCGGAGTCGAGCACGGCCCACCCGCACTTGCTGGCGATGTCGAAGCCGACGGTGAAGCGCGGTGCTGGTGCGGTCACGGGCGCCCCCGCAGCCGCCGCGCCCGGTGCGCGACGTAGAGCCGCCACGGCAGCTCGAAGATGGCGCCGACGCGGGAGCCGAGGATGACGAAGGCCGCGAGGATCAGTGCCGTCGTCACGATGACGGCGAACAGGTCGGCGGGGGTCGTGGGGTCAGGCACGGGTGGCCTCCTTGATGTGCCGCAGAGCGATCTCCGCCGCCGCGCCGGGTGTATTGCCCGAGAACCCGAGCCCGCCTGCGAACACAGTGCAGCGGAACAGCTCGGGGCCGTCGCGGCGCTCGATCTTCAACTTGGCGTGCGGCTCGTGGTTCATCAGCTCCGCCAGCGCGCGGGACGTGACGCCCTCGCTCGCGATGCGCTCGCGCACGCGGGTGGCGTAGCCGAGCATGTCGTCGTCGAGTGCGCTCACCGCTTCCCCTCCCACAGCCCGGGGTGCTGGCGCAGGTAGGCGCGAACGGCTTCGGTGCGGGTGGGGCGCGTCGGTCCCGAAGACCACGGCCCGCCGTTCCGGTCCACGAAGTAACCATCGCTGTCGGCGGCTTCGCGGATCCACGAGTCACCCGGCAGCCACTCCTCCATCTCCTCGAACGTCGCGGCGTCGAGCCACGTCGCGTCGTGGGCGGCGGGGGTGATTCGCGAGAGCAGCGTCTTGAGAGCGTCGGTGTAGCTAGACGCGATGACATGCTTTGCGTCTGGCTCGCCTACGTCCGCTGCGGCCTTGAATCCCTCCAGGTCGCGCCAGAGTCGTATCGTCGGCCACATGCCGCGCTCATGGCTCCACACGCGGTAGCACTCCTCCATCAACCCCTCCACGCTGTCGCCCGGCTCTTGCGCGGCCTTGGCCTCGGCGCGCTCGGCGGCGGCGATGGCGTTCTCGAAGTGGTCCATCATCGTCGAGCACACACCGACAGTCTCACCGATGAGACGCGCCTCTCGCAGCCACTCGCTGCCCGCCTTCGCCGTCGGCGCCTTCTTCGGCGTTGTCATCAATACTCTCCGGGGTTGGGGTCGATGTCGCTGATGGCCTCGGCGTACTCATCGAGGTACGCGCGGCGGCGAGCCTCGATCACATGCGCCGCACACGGCGGATCCACGCCCAACTGGCGAAGCTCTTTGGAGCGTGCGCGCCACTCATTGGATCCGACCTTCATGCGGCCGAACGAGCGCAAGAGCCATGCGATGCGCGCCTTCTTCGGCGTGGTCATGGGGCCGGCTCCGTGAATCGAATCGTGATGTCGTCGTCGCTCACAAACTCATGCGGACCAGCATGGGCATCCGGCAACATGCATGTACGGCCAGTCACGGAGTCGTCGTAGTACCTCTCCGACACATAGGCGATGTACTGCTCCGACACATAGGCGATGTACTGCTCGGATAGGTAGCCATGCTCTTCCTCGATGGCATCAAGCTCGTCGGTCCAGCAATGCACCACGCGGTCGCTCATCCCTCGCCCTCCACGAAGTCGCGCAGGATCAGCTCGGCGTCGGGCTTGCCGGGGCCGGTGACGGTTGTCTTGGTCTTCATGCGTTGGTCTCCCGCGCGCCCAGCGCGTTGCAGTAGGCGTCGGCCCAGCGGACGGCGTCTGTGACGTTTCCATCCACATCCCAGAAAGCGACTGGCTTGGTCTCCGGGTTCCCGGCCTCCGAGAACCGCGCGGCGAGCAGCTCCAGCGTCGCGTGCTCGTGGATCGTCATGCCGGTAGAGAACGCGCGCGGCGGCTGGGCGGGGTAGCTCGGCATGACGCCGTGCGGCGGGTCCGGCACGCCCACGGGCGGCACCGCGATCTCCGTCGGAAACGCGGGCCTCTCCGCCACGCGGCGGCCTTCGTCGGTGAGGGTCATCGCCTGCTCCTCTTTCGCTTGAACAACAGTCGTCCCGTGCGGTTCGAGATGATCTCGAGCACCCCCGCATCCATCAGTCGCTTGAGTCGCGGGATGCACTGCGACCGCACGACCGCCCCCGTGGTCTCCTCCCAAGTCGCGGTGTCGTCGCGACTCAGGAGGTAGACCGACGGCTTGTTGAACCGGTGCAGGTTCTCCGCGACGCGCATCAGAACGGCGGGTCGGCGTTGGGCTCCTGCTCACCAGCCTCGGGACGCTGCGGCTCCTTGCGGTACTGCGCCGCGAACGCACGCGCCTGGCTCCCGAACTGCTGCGCCAGCACGCCGGCCTCCTCGACCGAGGCGCCGCCACCGCCGCCCGGAGTCGAATCGAACGGCGCCAGGAAACTCGCCTTGTGCCGCGTCTTCCCCTCGTACGTCTCGGCCTTCACGCGGAACGACACGAGCGCGTCGAGCGTCGGATTCGCCGCGACCGTCGCAGGGTCTCCGTCCCAGCCGAGCAACCCGCACAGCTCCTCGAACGCGCGCTCGCTCAGCGTGCCGTCCTTCTTCCGCACCCACCACGCGCCCTCGGTCTCCCAGGGGCCGCCAGCGAGCGTCTCCCACTCGCGCGAGCTGCGGTTGAACTCCTCCGTCGCGATGAACATCACACCGATGCCGACGCTCTGGCTCCCCTCCGGCGCGATCACGCGCCAGCTGGTCGCCATGCCTCGGAAGTTGCCTTCGACCGTCAGGTCCATACTCACTTGCCTCCGTTGAAGATGTGGTTCCAGAAAGTGGGCTCACCCCGCTTCCACGGGATCGAGCCGAGATCACCGACCGCGCCGCGGCCCTTCGCCCAGTAGTGCGGGCGCTCCGTGACGTGGATGCTGCGCGTGCCACCACCGATGGCCTTGCCGTCCTTGTTGATCGCCACGTCCATCTGCACGAACGCCAAGTGGTCGAGCCACTCCTTCACGAGGTGGCGCACGCTCGACTTGCCCTTGCCGGTCGGCCCCTGCAGGCGCGGCTCGTAGCGGTTGAAGTCCGACCCCTCGGGGTTCGGCACGCTCGCGACGCAGTCGTGCGCGATGAGCACGATGGAGCGGCCCGCGTCGAAGTGCCGCTCGAGCTCGTGGATGAGCTGACAGAACGTCTCGTAGACGCGCTCGTACCCCTTGCCCCATCCGCCGCCGACCTCCTCGATGCTCTTCTTGCTCTCGGACGCGCAGACGTGCGTGCGGATCAGCTCCTCGGCCTTCGTCACCGAGTCGAGCGCGAGCACGTCGTAGGGCTTCCAGACCGACTCGTTGCGGAGGAGTGCGAGCAGCTCGTCGAAGGTGGTCACGCTCGACACGCGGTCGATCTCGACCTTGCTCGATCCCCGCTCCAGGTCGATCAGCAGCGGGCGCTTGCCGGCCAGCGCGCACTCGGCGACGAGCGTCGTCTTGCCGACGCCGCCGGAGCCGTAGATGCCGACGCGCTCGGGCGTCTGCTGCACGCCGGACGTGATCGCGAACTCGGCCTTCGTCGCTGCGCCAGGCGCTCGGGTGCCAGCGGTCGCGCCACCTCCAGGCAGGCGCGCTTGCTTCGGTGCTGCGGGTGCTGCGGTGCTCATGCTTCCTCCAGCTCGGGGTGGGCCGACTCCAGCCGCACGAAGCCGTCCGGCACGCGCTCGCTGCAGTCGATGTGGTTCGTGCACAGCGCGAGGTACTCGCACTCGCGGCGGCCCATCCGGTGGCACGCCTCGTCGTTGCGCGGCCAGACGCCGGACTTCACGCGGAAGCGGTGCTCGCGCGCGCTGTCGGCCAGTTCTGACTCGAAGGCCTCCACGTCGGCGCGGAGCCTCGGAATCTCCATGCGCGCGAAGTACGCCTCGGGCTTCGCTTCGATGCCTGCGCGCAGCCGCGCCGCGTACTCGGCGAACGTCTCGGGGTGCGACGCCAGCGTGCGGCCCTTCTTGCTGTCGGCGCTCACGAGGGGCTCGCCCGTGCGCGTGTTCATCGCCCGCGAGCCGTCGGCCTCCAGCACGATGCGGCGCCCCTGCTCGTCGAGATCGGGTACGCTCGCGCGCGGGTTGATCGTCGGCTTGCGCGTCACGTCGTAGACGACGGTCTGCACGTCGCGCCCGAGCTGGCGTGCCGCTGCGAAGTAGCGCGTGATCTGCGAGTCGAGCCGCAGCTTGTCCCAGTACGGCGAGGCCGGGCCGATGTCCTGCGCGGTCGTCTTGTGCTCCAGCAGCGCGACACGCCCATCCGCGAGCCGCACGAGGCCGTCGATCTTGCCGGCGTTCCGGTAGCCGTGGATGCCGGGGATCATCAGCTCGAACGGCAGCTCGGTCGCGATGCGCTCGAGCCCGTCGTCGGAGTAGTGCAGGAGCCAGCCGCGTAGCAGCTCGTGGATCTTGAGCTGCTCGAATCCGAGATCGCGGTGCCGTTCCTCGGGGAGCGCGGCGAGCTTCGCTTCGTAGTACGCCTCGACGGCTCCGTGCGCGTCCTGGCCGTTGCCAGCGGCCTCGAGGCCCGCGTGGTAAGCCGAGCCCATGCGGAGGGCCTCGGGCTCGTCAGCGGGCGCCAGGCGCAGCTCGTAGCGGTACTGGTGGCGCTTGGCACAGTCGCGGAGGGTGCGCGTGCGCGAGTGCGTGAGCAGGACGGGGGCGCTCACTCGTCGTCGCCCTCCATCACGGCCTGGGCGAGCGTGACGAGGCAGGTCGCCTCGAAGGCGATTACGGTGAGAAGGCGCACGGCGATCTCTGGCGTAGGCTCATCCGTGACCATCGCCGTCACGGCGCACAGCCACACAACGAGCCTTAGGTAGCTCTTCACTGAACACCTCCCACACCCGCCGCACGGCCACCGCCATCAGGGGCCGCGCGACGGGTCGCCGCTGCGAACTGGATCGGGAGACCCTGGTGAGCGTCGACGAAGCGCGCGAGCGCCTCCTTGCTTGTCCAGGTCTCCATGGGCACACCCTCGGCGCGCCGGAAGTTGATCGAGTCGAGCCGGATCTCCCGGCTGCCCGTGCTCACCCAGCGACGCAGGTCGTTCTCGGTGAAGGTCTTGCCGTCGGGGAGCGAGAACGCGGTGGCGAACTCGGTGATCGGCCAGATGCGCTCGCTCAGTAGGTCGATGCCGCCGCTCAAGCCGCCGCCTCCGAAAGTGGGGCGAGTCGCCGAGAGACACCCTGACGACGACTCGCCCCGGACCAGCTCAGCGAGGCCGGACGGCACTCGCTGCTCCTCCCCGGAGCCACGCCGCTCGCCAGCGACGCCATGTGTGTGAAGGTGCCGCCACGCAGCTCTCGGCGCGTCCGATCAGGCGCGCGCGTGGATTGGTGGAGCGCGTCACCTACCGCGTGGCGGCCCGCCGGGAGTAGGCGGGAGGATTCCACCGCCCAGGTCTCCCGGAGGCTGGAGAAGGTGAGCCGACGGCCCGGAGGGGGGGGCGTGGCGCCGGATTCATGGCGCCGGGGTCGTCGGCTCGTGGGAATGCCCGGGTCTGCGGCCCACCGACTCGCGTCGACGGTGCGATCCAGGCGAATGTGGTGCGGAACGTCGGAGGATCGTGCGCTTCGGCCGACGATTCGGTCAGCGCCTACGCGCCGGGGTGACTCTCCAGGTGCGCTGCGCGCAAGAACCTCTGCGACACCGCCACGTAGCCCTGCGTCGTCCCTAGGTCCGCGTGCCCGAGCAGCTCCTGCACCACCCGCACGTCGGCCTTGTGCTCGAGCATGTGCGTCGCGCAACTGTGCCGCAGCGAGTGCGCCGTCGCGTCCGGCATCCCCGCCGCATCGAACGTCGCCCGCAGGCAGCGGCTCATGCCGCTCTTCCGCAGCTGCGCGCCCGTTTTCCCGATGAACACCCAGCTCGACAGCCGCCCGGCCTGCGCGAGCTGCTCCCGGCGCACCTCGAGCCACTCCCGCAGCGCAGCCCACGCCTTCGGGCCGATCGGGATGACGCGCTCCTTCTCGCCCTTCCCGAGCACCCGCATCAGCCCGCTTTCCAGGTCCACGTCCTCGAGCCGAAGCCCGAGGAGCTCCGAGATCCGCGCCCCCGTCGAGTACGCGACCCGCACGAACGCCAGTGTCCGCCGCGCGACGAAGCCCTCGCCCCGCTCCGCCACCTCGAAGAGCGCCGCGACCTGCGCCTCGGTCAGAGGCCTCGGGACGCGCCGGCGCTTCTTGGGGGCCCTCAAGCGCGCCGTGGGGTCGTCCTGTCGCAACTTCGACTCGACGGCCCAGCGGAAGTACCCACGGAGCGCAGAGAGGCGCCTCGCGGTCGTCGCGGCCTTCACGTCGTCCCGCATGAGCCAGCCCTCGAGCTCGACCCGCGTGCACGCCTCCATCGACGACCCGCGCTCCCGGATCCAGCAGCGCAGCAGCATCAGGTCCGACCTGTAGGCGGCGATCGTCGCCGGCGACAGCCTTGCTGCGCGCAAGTGGCGCAGGTACTCCGAAACCTTGCCCATCCTCGGCTCCCGAACCGACCCGTCCTCTCCGGTGAGAATAACGCGTCGATTCCATGAGGGCGACGCGGCGGGCGAAGTACCCATCCGGGCGGCGGCTCCGTCCATCGCGGCTTCCTCGTGGGCTCGGCATGGGCCAGGTGGGCTCCGGTCGTCGTGACCGCCCGCCGAGTTCTGTTGCGGCGACGTAACGCGCACCGTCCCTGCCGAAGTGAGATCCCCAGTCGCCCTGTAAGCCGGGTTCTGTCGCGGCTGACTGGCGAGGGGCTCGATCACTCTGGCCTGGGGAGGCCGCGCCACGTCGCCACCGAGCAGCGCCCGGAAGGCGTCGTAGCTGTTCTGCATCGCACTGGATTCCATCCCAACCGCTGCGACGCAACCAACGCCGCACAGTGAGCCTACAACAAGCTCAACCGTCAAGCCCGCACTTCGGACTGCGCGTTCCCGGCACATCGTTCCAAATGCATGCCGCACCGATACCGCCAGCGAACGCACAAATCCTCGCGCGCAACTTTTCTCACACTTTCTGTCGTGCCCTCCCGTCCGACCCCATCCCAGCGCCCCGCCGCCGGGAATCTCGCGCACTCCCTTGACACGGTGCGCTGAGATTGATCTAGACCCGCGCCATGGCTAGCGAGGAAGCCACCGACTCAGCCCTCACCCCCTACGTCCCCGAGCACCGCCAGGTCGCTCGCGGCGGGCAGGACGAGCACCTCTGCCTCGTGAACCCCTGGCTGCCCTCCGAGGTCGCCGCACAGCTCGCCTCCGGCATGCCCATGGGCCTCGCCGTCGCACTCTTCGGCGTGCACCCACGCACCGCACAGAAGTGGCTCGAGAAGGGCGCCGCCTCCGACGACCCGACCGACCCGAATCGCGCCTTCTTCCTCATCACCACCGCCGCGAAGGCCGAGTTCGTCCGCGCCGCCCTCCGCCGCATCCGCACGAAGTCCGGAGAGCGCGACGCCGGCCGCGAGGCCACCTCCCACCCCGGCGACTGGAAGGCCGAGCTCACCGTGCTCGAGCGACTCTGCCCCGAGTACTTCGCCAAGCAGACCGTCCTCACCACCTCCACCGCCGCCGGCCGCCTACCCTTCGACGCCATCGACCCCTCGATCCCCAGGGACTGACCCCATGGCCCTCATCGGCTCCACCCAACTCGTCGACATCCCCCACGAGCCCGGCAACCAAGTCGCCATCCGACCCCTCTCCGGCCACGAACTCGACCAAGCCATCAAGCACAAGAAGTTCGCCAACGCCGAACTCGAGGCCGCAGCCAAGACCTCACTCACCGCCAAGGGCGAATCCCCCACACCCACCCCCTCCCGCACCGACACCTACGACCTCGACGCCGTCCTCCTCCCCGGACTCCAGGCCTTCGCCGGACCGCTCTACCTCGACTCCGCCGCAGGCCCCGACACCCACCACACCGTCACCCCCGACCTCATCAAGCACAAGCTCGACGCACCCACCCGGCTCTCCACCTTCCACTCCATCCTCGACATCACACCCGGTGCCCTCCCGAACTCGTGATCCCCACACGACTTCCAACCCCCGCACACTCCCCCCCGCACCCCTCCGTGCACCTCCCCCAACACCCACTCCGCACCCCTCCAGCACCTGCTTGGCGCGCCCCTCGCTCGCCGCGCCAATCACCTGTCATCCAGGCGGCCCGGCAGGATACTTCCGGGCGCGGGAAGGGACCTGCCAGCCAGGGTGGCGGTGGGCGCCGCGCCCTCTCGCTCGCATGCCCCCTCCGAGCTGGCGCGCGTAAGCCCTTGCACTCACCCGCACTATGCACGCCGCCGTCGCCGCCATGCCCTCGCGGGCATGCCTCACTCGGCCACACTGGCAGCCACGTAACGCGTGCTACGCGGCGCGCCCTCGCACCATGCCAGTGCGGCGGCAGCGTGCATATGCACCGCGCGACCCCGCCGGCGCCTCGGAAAGTTGTCGGGGGTGCCGGGGTCGGTGCGGGCACCCCCTTCGCCTACCGACCTGGAAATCCTGAGGGAGCGCATTCGTGCTGACGTACCAGAAGGAGGTCGCGAAGGACGCGCAGTACGCCTCGACTGCGAGCCTGCCGATCAAGCCGCTGCCGGATCGACTGGCGGAGGTGGCGCGCGACCGCGAGCGCCTGCGCCGCACGGTGGGGGAGTGGGAGTCGCGCAGTCGCCGTCGCGCCCGAGCGTCCTCGGCCTACTTCCGGGAGATGCCGAGCTGATGGCCCGCGTGGATCTTAGGTCGCGGGCTGGTGCTGGTGGAGCGTACGCCGCCGGTGCGGAGTCTGGGCGTGGGTCGAGCGTAGGGGTGGAAGGCGGAGGGCAGGATGAAGGTGGGGCCAGCCCCTCGCCCGTTCCGGGCTCACCCCGCGCGTCGGTCCAGCGTGAGGTGCCCTCCGCGCCCGCGAAGCGGGCTAAGGTTCCCGCCAGGAAGAGGGGTGTTCAAGGGGGAAATCCGAAAACCTCGAGGCAGTACCTGGAGAGGGTGGATCTGAACCTGCATCCGGGTCGGAGCTTGATGTGGTGGACGGTGCTTGCGCTGGTGAGCTTGAGGCCGGACGACATCGGGTTTGAGGGGTATCTGCGGAAGGCGCTGCCGGGGGTGGAGTGCAACCACGCGACGGTGCGGAGTCAGCTGCGGAAGTTGCTCGAGCAGGGGTTGGTGGGGAGCTACGAGCCCCCGGGGGCGAGGCGGAGGTGCCGTGGGTACCGGATGACGGAGGAGGGGCTCGAGCTGTTGATCGAGGGGGCGCAGCAGGTGTCGGCTGTGGCGGCGATCATGTCGCGGGCGGTGGCGGAGCACGTCAAGGGGCAGAGGGAGGAAGCGTCGTGACCCTCGACCCGAGCGAAGTGATCGACCGCCTCCGGGGCAATCCTGAGGGCGAGAGCGAGGACGACATGCGGGGCAGCCCGACGGAGGCGCAGCTTGCGCTCGTCGCGGGGCTGCTCACGAAGGCGGTGCGGAGGTAGGGCATGGAGGATCTGCCGGAGCTGGGAGCGGTGGTGCTGATCGGCTCACCGCGAGCTGACATCGCAGCGACAGTGATCGCGCGCCTCGAAGGACTCGACGGGGAGCGCCAAGTGCGCGTCGCGTACTGGCACGAGGGCAACCGCAAGACCGAGTGGCTCTCGGTGCACGAACTGGTGATCCCGTAGCCCGTGGTCAAGGGCCGCGAGATCGCCGAGCCACTGCGCGAGCGCGTGAAGGCCGAGTGGGCGAGCGGTCAGCTCACGGCGCCGCAGATCGCCGAGCGCCACGACATCGGCGAGTCGACCGTCCGCAAGATCTGCAAGGGCGTCGACAAGGGCAGCCGCCCGCTCACCGACGACGACCCGATCCTGCGGAGGCCTCGGCGCCGGCTGCGGCTGACGCCCGACCAGCGGCGTGCACGGGAGCGCGCGAAGCAGGACGCCAGGCACGCGCGGGACGACTGGGTGGATCCGTCGTGGAAGCTCGCCGACGTGACCGCGGCGAGCTTCGAGAGCCCGGTCAGGTTCGGGCGCGAAGTGTTCGGGATGAACTTCTACGACAAGCAGGTCCGGGCGCTCGATGCGATCAACGTGCCCGGGGCGCGCGTGTCGCTGCGCGGGTGCCACGGTTCGGGCAAGACGCTCGTGCAGTCGGTGGCGAGCCTGCACTTCCCGTGCAAGCACGCGGAGGGGATCTCCGTCGACACGGCGCCGACCTTCAAGCAGGTGCGCGGGCAGATCTGGAAGGAGATCCACCGGCTGCTCAACAGCCCGGCGATGAAGCGCTCTGGCGCTCCCGAGTTCGAGGTGCTCGAGCGCACGCTGTTCGCTCCGGTGCGCGCGAGCAAGAGCTACCGGCACGCCGTCGGCGAGACCGCCGAGGAGGAGGCGCACTTCCAGGGGCGGCACGGCACGTACTTGTTCTTGCCGAACGAGGCGCAGGCCATCGGGAACCACATCTTCTCGGCCATCGACAACAACCGCTCGGCGGGTGACATCCGCGAGTTCAGGGTCGGGAACACGTACGGCCAGGACGGCGCGTTCTTCGACAGCTTCCACAAGGAGTCGCACCTGTGGGAGGGGATTCGGATCTCGGTCTGGGACACGCCGAACCTGTGGGGACTCGACGAGCAGTCGCTGCTCGAGCTGAGCGACGACGAGCTCGACTTCAACCCGTGGCCGACGGTCAACCGGCGTTGGGTGCGGGAGAAGCTCGACCTCTGGGGCACGAGCTCGCCGCTGTGGAAGGTGAAGTGCGAGGCCGAGTTCCTCGAGCTCGACGAGTGGCACCTGTTCGCGATGCCGTGGATCCTCGCGGCGGAGTCGAGCGACGTGGAGGTGCGCGCCGAGGATCCGATCATCGTCGGGCTGGACCCCGCCGGCGGCGGCAAGGACGAGACGGCGGCGTACGCGCTGCAGGGCGGGGTCAT